AGAGCTGTAACACTATAATTAGTATTAGAAAAAACAACAGGAAAGTAGACAGTACCACCTCCATTACCCCAATTGTTTTTAGCCATCCATTGGATTAAAAGCCCATTTTGGTACTTTACATAAGTACCATTATCATTACTTCCTATTTCCATGTAGGGCACACCGTCAATCTGCAAGTTTTGAGTAGCGAGATTAATCAGAGCAGAATTTATATCTATTTTAGGAGAATCTAAAGAAAGAGAATTTGAACCTAAAAGTTTTAACAATTGACTTTGGATAGTTGCCTGATTCTCAGAAGTGTGCAGAGCAGAGGTTTTTTGTATTTGTTTAGGGAGAGTGGTCATCGTGGTGGCAGTGGCTTGTATTTCTGTGACGCCAGTAGGATTAAGAATAATATCTGCTAAGTGAAATACCCCCGCATCAAGAGTTTCTCCAGTAATGAATTGCACGGTGGGAGTCCATTTGGTATAGACAGAATTACCAAGACTATCTAAAGTAGGTTCTGTCTTGATATAGTCCTGTACAATGCCGAGTTTAATAGTTTTCTGCCCCACATTAGGAGCATGATTTGTAATATTCACTTGTTGGCTACTGGATAATACAAGTCTTGTGCCTTCTTGGTTAAAGGCAAGCCCACTAGTTACTCCAAGAATGAATCCATCCACTATACTGATCTCAAACCCGTTTACCACGCCATACCCAAGTAATGCAGAAATTAGATTTGCTTGTCCTTGGTCTGTGTAGTTTTGTAAGTTGTTAAGATTTTCAGGGCTTACTTTTTGCCCTTGATAGAAGTTTTGTTGTGCATTTTGTTTATTTTCACTCATTGCCTGTTACCTCGCTTATTTTTATATTATTTTTATTGTTCTAAATATGTATTTTCGCCTAATAATTCTGTATCTAATCCTAAAATCCAGTCGTCTAGGATTTTTGCATTAATATGGAAGCCCACATGAGCAGGTTTATAAAGTTCAATAATTTCTTCTAAATAAGCTTTTTCTTCTATAGTAAGGCTATCAAATTCTACTACGAAGTAATAAGAACTGACATCTCCACCAAGAATGGTATTATCTCCTAGCTTTTCATCTTTAGCACCAAGAGTCCAATCTTCAGTATAAAGCTCTCGTACTACAAACTTTTTAGGAGTTACTTGAGTGATTAAACTCGTAATTCCTTGTAAAGTGGAGCTAGTTTTGAGGAAGGAATACGCTTTTATTACTCTCTCTTTATAAGAAGCCTCTTTTTCATTCTTAATACAAGAGATTCCTCGTTCTTTAGCGAATTTATCGATATCTTTAGAGTATCTTGGAAAACATTCATTAAGAATATTTTGAGAAAACTCTTGTAGATCTTGAAAACTCTCTGCAATACTCTCAAATAATTTTACAAAGTTCTTCGAAGTGTCTTTTAAGGGTATTTTTAGGCTATTAAAATATTCTTTATAATTCATATTTTAACTCTCTATACTACTTTGCAAATTAATAGAAATACTGCCAAGTCTTGCTATTTGTAGGTCTGTGATACGAGTAGAATTTGGAGCTAATATTTCACAAGACTTTACGCCCTCAATAGTGAATAATACAGAACTGAGAGCTGATGGCTCAATATCACTTCCTATCCCTAAAGTAGCAAAATATCTTTGTATTGCTTCTTCTATTTTTTGTCTATTAAGCTTAATATTAGGATGCATTATTACCTTAACACTTGTATTAATCACAACTTCACTAGGTGCTTTAACAAGGGTGTCTGTAGCAATGGGCTTTCTCATATCAATAATATTTTGTACCTTTTCAATAAGTTCTGCATTTGGCTGGATATTATTTGCACCAGTGAAGATAATGTCCACCGTGCCTAATCCCCTTGCTGTTGCGAGAACCTTTACAGATTCCACACCTACGATTTCTTTAGCCCAAGAGATATAAGCATCTTTATTAGCTCCAGACAGCCCTTTCCACAATGCTAAACAGCGAAGACGAAGACTATTATCGGGCTCAATATCTTGTCCAATTTGCACTATCCAATTACTAGAATTTGTGATAGTATCCACGCCACTAATGGGTGTGATGATTTCAGTAATTTGATTAGCAAGAGCATTGTAAGCTTTGCCGACTTCTTCAGCTTCTACCAATACGCTTCGTGTGGTTTCACTTTCTAAAATAACCGTATCTTCAAGGACTTTATAACGATACACTTTTCCTTGACTATTGATTCTCGTGGCAAGAATCTTATCTTTATTGATTGTGATATTTCTTGAAGTATCTGCTCGAGAAAAGACAATATATCCCCTTGTTTTGATAGCAGGATTTCTTGTTAAACCAAGCTCTTCTGCTTTTAGATCAAGATACTTTCCTGTTGCTGTTTGTAAAAATCTATTAGGGGAACTGCGTTCCAGCTCACAGTAGATCTTTTCTAAAAAGCTTGCTACTACCTCGATAAATAGGTGAAATACCCCACCAGTACGATAATTAGCAATTTGTGGGATACTGCGTGTCGTTTCACTAATTATTTCTTTAACAATATCTTCTCTTTTCATAAAACGAGCTCCATTTCAAACTCTTTTTTATCAGCAGTAAATTTCAAGTCTGCTTTTAATTGATCATTTTCAAATTTCACAGTAACCAAAATAGAATTATTATCTATTCTGTCATCAGACTTAAGCGTGCTTTTGAGAGCTTGCTTAAATTCTAATAAGGTTAATTCATCTCCGTTGCTTTGGATATACCTTAATATCCCAGAGCCATAGTTAGGATCGTAAAATAACGCTCCAATGTCTGTATAGAGCTTTGTTTTAATATCCTGCAGGAGGCATTCGCTTCCTTCCACTAGCTCTATATCTTCAAATCCGAAAACAATCTCTCTATTAAGGACATGAATATCTGATATAATTTTAATATCACTCATGATATTATCCCTGTTCCAGTGGACTGTACAGGAGCTCCTGTATTACCAACACCTGTAACATTAACAGTTATTTGTGCCATTTTAATATAATCTGTGAGTATTTGAGCAAATTTAGCGTTTGCTTCTTCAGGACTTAACTCTTGTTTTGATAATGCATTTAACTGCGTTTCTAATAAATTTGGTACTAATGGCATATTATTTCTCCTAGCCACAGGATGTGGCGTACCCAGCAATGACATGGATGTTAAAGGAAGCTGGGTATTTAATTTATAATTTTTTTTGTACACAATGTACATAAAAAAATTATCCCTTGATATCTTATATACTTTTTATATCCATAATAAATAAACAAAGTGTTACTTTTTCACACTAAATAATTTTTTAATATCATTTTCTATAAACATCTTCCAATCCGTTATCTGGTCAGGTCTTAGAGTTTGCGTAGTGGGCGAGCCTGTTGTTGTTAGCTCCGATATTTTCTTGCACATATCAACAAGAATTTTACCCAGATCTTTCCCACCAGCAGTAATTATGAGTTTATCTTCTGGGCTGTTTGGCTTTTTATCTCCTCCGATCATTGCTGAGATAATAGGATAATTCTTATCTCCATTAAGGAAATTCAATAACACCACCGTTCCTTTATTAGGGGTGAGAAAGATCCCTCCATTTTTAGAAGCAATAAGGCGTGGGATCTGTACTCTTGTATAGATTATCTTTGTTTCCTCACCTAAATTCGATAATTCGACACAATCACATGTATAGGAATCAGGCGAAAGCCTGTCAACCTTTGCTAAGACAGGGTATGCCTTTTCACTTATCATCTCTCGTACTAATTTTTCAAGATGTCGCAAAATACTCATATATTCTCCTTATTAAAGAGATTTTCTCTTGATTTATAATATATTTCGTAGTATACTTAGCTATGAAATATATTATATCTTTATCCTTACTTATCTTTGTTACTGCATGTAGTCAAGACCTAGACGCTTCCTATGAAGGTGGCGAAAACCTCATTATGACTGACAGGGATACAAAAACAAATGAAGACAAAATAATTTTTGATCTTTCTGTACCTTTATATGCTATCTATTGGAATTCTTCAAATAACCAATATTACTATGTTAAAGATGGTTCTGATCTCACTAAAACTAATGGATTAAGATATAGACTTAATTCTAAAAAAGCGGAACAAGTTCTTACCAAGGATGTGCAAGATCTTTATCTTAACTTTGCAGGTTATATCTCTTCTAATGAACGCCTTTATATCCATAAAACAACAAAACAACAATATATTAAAACTCTCATTCCTATCCATGATCCAATAGAGGTTATTCCTAATAGAAAAACTTATCTTGATGGAATGTTTTCTTGTACAATGTATGAGGAAGATCCAAATTATGAGTGTGAAGCATTTCCTCGCTCTCCTCGTACAGGGAATTTACCTTTAGGGGGGCTTCCATTTTAAGGTTTATAAGTAATATGAATATGCGGGTCTCCTCCTTTTCCTCCATCATAGTAGTCTCCTTTACCGAATTTTCTATGTTTTTTACCTAATAATTTACTAGAGTTGGAAGTTCTGAGATCAATAGCAAGAGAGCTTGGGTTACCTGTTTCATTTATAATAGTATGGAAAGAAGGATTAAATAATTGTTTATTTATATAGCTCTCTACTAACACTTTTTCAACATCATCTTTATTTCCTTTTCTAATCCCTATATCATCAATAATACTTCGAAAAATCTTTCTATTTTCTCGCCCATATATGTTTTTGATAGCTAGATAGTCCTCTTCAGGCACTGCTGTATATTCTCCATCATAAAGATATTGCATAATCCTTAGATAAGGAGCACTTATAAAAGCTTTATCTTTATAATATTCATACATATTATCTTTTGGAGATTTATTAGTTAATTTTCCAAGAAGAATATTTATTTGGTGTTCTCGAGAACGCCAAACGCTAGTAATAATAATCGTTTCAAAACTGTCTCCCAACTCTGTTCTTACCTCATCTGCTATACTTTCTATATGAGTTCTTGCCTCTGGATTTAACTGATTTAATAGACTATTAGCTGTAATATCTGCTCCAAAATTTTCAGAGGGAGCAAAGGGAGGTTTTACAGGTTTAAGACTAGAAATATTTTCCTCATAGCTATCTTTAAGAGTAGGCTCTTCCTCAAATATTTTCCCATCTAATATCATCTGTGCTTTTCCTAAATAGTGATAAACAATACTCTGAACGACAAACTGCCGTCCTAAATATTCCAAAGTGTCCCCTATATTCAGTTGTGGAATAGGGAATATAGCTATGCAGTCGTTTTTAGCAAAATACAAGCAATCATCTACTTTATAAGTCTTGCTATTATCTTGCTTAATAGCATCACAAACAACTAAGATATTCTCTCTATTAAGAAAATAGCAATTATCTTTTAAGAGCCTGTTGAGGGAATGAGTTTTTAAGCCTTGTAAAATAATTTGAGCTTGCTCACTATCTTTTGCCTTGAAATCTAAATCGGATACTATCTTTTTAAGAGCAGACTCAAGGTTCGTATCCTTGTAAGTCTCATTAAACTCTTCATTATCTACAATATCAAAGCGTGCCTCGATATGTATAGAATGCAACGTTTCCGAGGTGCTTTGCACAATACCACTAAAAATAAGAATTTTATCTTCATTATTGTTTTGCAGAGAGATATAACATTTATCTCCCTTGCTTACTTCAATTTTACTGGCGTGATAATAGTTTTCTTTTAATAGTGATGCTCGCTGTTTTCTGTAAAGAATTCATGCTCTGCAGAACCTTAAAAGTGAAATTTCTATCCAAATTTCTGTTATTAATAGTAAGGAAAGCACTCGTTTTTCTTATTTCTTTTTTCATATATTCCACCTTAAGGTAAAATTATTCATAATGTGCTGATATAAATTCTTCAAAACTTAGAGAAACTTCTATCATCTCGTTTTCGCTACTTTCTGAAGAAGATAAACTCGTAAATATCACAGTATCAATATTCCGTGCCATTGTATGGGGGTTCACAATATTGAATACTTTAGGAGTGTGGTTTTCTTCATTCCTAAAAAGTATCTCTAAATCTTCTAAATGCTCGTAAACAGATTTGTTATCTGTAGGCAACAGCAACAAGGATAAGCTTACCGTTTTATCATTATAGCCTCGCATAACTTTACGAGGAAGATTACTCGTAGGACTAGAATTACTATCCACAATAATATCCCCATTAATAGAAAGCGACTGAAATACTCCTGCAAGGGTCGTATCTCCTAGCTTTATAATTCCATTTTCTGTATCTGCTTTTATTACCATAAGACCCTCTTAGCTCCACGATGGAGCGTATAATTTTTTCTACCCCATATTTTACTTTATAAAACTTAGAGGAGCTTATACAGAATTCTCTACAAGAGATATTCTGTATTCTTACACCACTGCCTTATTTTTTAATTGAAAGATAAAGTCCTCTAAATTTGTAATCGTACCTTCGCTAATCTCAACCCTATCAATATGGATAGTAGTGTTGGCTTGGCTTGCTGGAGTGATTTTCTTTAGTTTAGGAGCAACAGAAACAGAGCTTGCTTTTGCAACTTTCCCACCACCGAATCTGCTTGTATCCAAGCCATTAGCTTTTAAGAAATTTAAGTGTTCAAGAGGGATACTTTCCTCATTCCCTAAACCCTTTCCTATACCGTCAATTTTCGCGGTGCTTTAATGTTAGGAGTAATGCTTTGCTCGAGGTCTGGAAGCTCATCCATTTCAGAAGTAGCAATCTCAATAGAAGATTTCTTACCTAACATACCCATAAATTTAGTAAACCCATCTACGAGCCATTTTAAGCCTCGAAGAGTATTCCCAATAAAGAAATCAAAAACATTCCATAAACTTCTTAATACAATATTTGACCCCTGCATACTTGCTGTGAAGTTGTCCCACCAAGCAACAACAGACTGTATATTCATAATAAGAACAGCTAACACTCCAATAGCAACTGCAATTACTGCTCCAATAGGATTTGCTAATATTGCCGTATTCAAAGCCCAAAATCCTTTCGTCATTAGAGCCGTTGAGAGGCTAGCAACCTTTGTTGCTACCGTCCAAAACCCTGTAAAGAGTGTTGCTGTCTTTACCCAAAATATCCAAGACCCAAAGACAAACTAGTAAACCAGCCAAAGCAACACCTAATACAGTGACAACTGTTGCAAACGCTTTATTATTATTTAAGAGATTAGAAAACCCTCGTAATAGAGGAATAACAAATCCTAATATTCCACTTAATACAGGCAAAAAGACATTTCCAATACCCACACCCATATTATTAAAAATATTTCCTAATGTCTTCATTTGAGAAGCGGTGGTATTTGTCATCTTCTTGAATGCAATCTCTGTCGCTCCATTAGAATTCAAAATGCTATCATAATTCTTTTTAAGATCTCCAATTTTACTACTCAATAACACAATACCCTTTGCTCCTTCCGAACCGAAAGTTTTATTGATCGTATCTGCATCTAAATTAAGATTAGAGATATTTTCTAAAGTTTTAATAAGATCAATACCACCGTTTGCAGTTTTTGCGACGGTATACCCTAAATCTTCCGAGCCTTCATTAAGCTTTGTCATCATTGCATTAAAAGAAGTTCCTGCCATAGAGCCTGTAATACCAAGGGTGTTTAATTGTCCAACGACGGCAGAAGTTTGGTCAAAAGAGATATTAAATGCTTGAGCTGAGGATGCTGCATATTTGAGTCCTTCATTTAACTGCCCCAAATTAGCAATTTGGAATAATTGTTGTGTTTTTGCAACAGTATCTGACAATCTTGTCATCTCAGTATTGGCGTTGTTTGCTTTATTGCCAAAGTTATTGTAGAGAGTCCCAAGCAAAGCAGAAGCAGTAGTAGCATCGCCTAAAGTGGCTGTGGCAAGTTTTAAGGCTTGATTTGTACCAGCTATGGCTTGTGTTTCATTAAGCCCTGCAGATAATAAGTTATACGAAGCACTAAGATATTCCTGAGAAGAATGCTCGTATTTACTACTCCAAGCTAAAGCACTTTTCCCAATACGAGCTGAAGCTTGCTCCACTTCAGAAGCCGTCCCAGATAGTACGGTTTTTACAGGAGCAAGAGCAGACTCAAATTGTATGGCTTTATGAGTTGCCAATCCTAAACCCACAGCAATAGCCCCACCTGCAAGCAAAGCACCAGTTCTTAGCTTTTCAAAAGCTCTTGCCTGTTGATCCACTTTTTCTAGTTTTTTCACCGTATTTTCTAGCTCATTCCCAATAGCTCCCAAACCTTTGGAAACCTTATCATTTAGCTTGAGAATTATTTCTGCAATATTATTTGCCATAAGTCTGTCTAGTTTTCCTTCTTAATTATTTGCTCCCTAAAACTTAGAGAGACTTGTACTTTTGCAGACAGGCTGTCTAAAGCAAAAGTATTTCTTACTTCTCACTAAAACAGTCTGATATTGCTCGTACCACTGCTGAATACATGATATCTTCTAAGTCAGCCATAACAAGCCTTGCTTGCTCATGCTGATCTGCAACGGACATTCGTCCGATTCCTTCTTGCCCAATTATCATATTAAGAGGATTATCTTCCTCAATAAATAAATCTCTATTGAGGAAGAATTTCACTCTTGCCTTGATAATATCAAGTGGGGCAGACCGAAGTTCGCTTAGACCTCGGTTGCCGTAAAATTTTCATCAGCTCCTAAATTTTTAAGAAGTTCTTCTAAAAAACTTCCTAAAGCAAGAGGTTTTTCATCAAGATATTGTGAAAACTCTCCTGCATTATCCCCTACAAATAGCTGTCTAATAAACTTTTCAGAACGACCAGATACAGATCCTTTATTTTTCACGCTCTCGTCTTGATAGAGCATTAATTCACCTTTAGTGGGTTTTCTAAGATAAAACTCTTTATTATCCATTTCAAAACGGATAATCTTATAGCCTTGCTCTTTTAATTCTTTAATCTTTTGCTCATTCATATTTTTCATTTTTATACTCCTAGCCACAGGATGTGGCGTACCCCACAGGGGTATTCTGTTTACCCAGCAATGACAAGGATGTCAAAGGAAGCTGGGTATTTAATTTATAATTTATCGCACAGGATGTGTGTAGATAAATTATTTCTTTATTTTATAAATCAGTCAAGGACTGTTAATTTAATATATTAGTGCCTCTAGCACCCTTGCCATTTCTAGTGATATTGCTTAAAATTAAGAAATCTAAAGAGACTTTTAAGTCCTTATCTCCTTGAGAAGCAGATTCCGAAATTTTTGTAAAACGAATCCCAGACAAAGTTGTGGTGGTTAGAGGAATCATACCGTCAAAAGAATTGCTATATAAAGCATTAATGAGCGTATTGCGTGGATCTAAATTCAAAATCCCATGAGGAGCGATAAGAGCTAATGCTTCAAACTCATTTTTGAGTAACTCAATTTTTCCTGTTGTCTTCCAATTTCCTTTTCCGTAGCCTACAGGCACTCGTCCTTTGCCATAAACAGCTTCTGCTTCTAACTCTTCATCCCAAGAGATACTTTGTGCTGTGAAAATTACAGGCGTTAAGGGAAGTAAAGAGATTGTAATATCTCCCCAGTCAAACATCTTTCCATTTACTAATACTGACATAATTTATTCTCCTAGCCACAGGATGTGGCGTACCCCACAGGGGTATTCTGTTTACCCAGCAATGACATGGATGTCATAAGGAGCAGTATTCCTATTTAATGAATCCAGTTTCATTCATTCTTTACTCACTGGATAAATATAACTAATCGCTATTCGCTCTTGTTATATCTAAACATGAAATTCAACAATATTTTTCTAATGATAGGAATTCCGAATAAGGAAATATCCAATCGTACTCCATTATTAACAATATCTTGACCACTCGGCATTTCCACTAAATAATCATCAAGCTCTTTAGGAGTGGTGGACACCATTCCATCAATAGCATTCCTCACTTCTGCAAGCAAGTTTTGTAGTCCTGTTTCATCTCCTTCTGCTTGGATATAGGGTAAAGAGGCTCTTCTTGCTAATCGTATTGCCTTGAAAACTGTTCTCACAATCTCCATAAATCTATAGTCAGACTTATCACCAGCCATAGTACGACCATTACTCCAGAATAAGTTTTGTAAGCCTGCATAAGTGCAAAGTGTTATAAATCTGCTTTCATCTAACGCTCTTGAATTAGCATTCGTCCAACCAAGAGGAAGCTCACAATTGTAAATAGCAAAATGATTCGTAGCACCGATACTTTGGTTTACTTGTGCTTTTGTAATATGCCCCGCACACAGCCCTATGGCTGATTTCTCTTTGGAGAGTGGTTGACAAACTACAGATACAAAGCGAGCATCCACTTTCGCAAACTCTTTTTGTTTATCTGCTATTGCTTCAGTAAAACTTTTTGAAGAATCTAAGCTTGTTTCACATAGGAATAACACAGGCTTGTGATCTTCAAATAGCCGTTCGCTTAACGCTCCTAATTTTTGTATAAATTCTGCATTACTTTCTTGAGCAATAAAAATAAACTCTGGTGTATAGATTTCAAGAGTATTTTTAATTGCTTCTTCCAACACAGTGAAGCTAGAAGTAGGAGAACTCGTGCTTAAATTCCAAGAGCTAGCAATGGTATATTCAAGATCTAAAGGGAAAAGTAAAGAAACGCCAATGTCTTCTAATTTTACGATACCATTGCTAGGAATAAGAAGAATCTCATCCTTTTCATAATCTCCAGTAGTGATAATCTTGAGCTCTGCTTGCCCAATTTTTCCTTCTGTGTATACTTGAATATCACAAGTAGAATAACATAGAGGTGCTCCTGTGACCGTAATATTGATATTACCTTTTGTAGTGATATTACTGATCGTCCCTAAAATATCTCCCTCACTATGAAGGGCAAGAATCGATACATCAGCCATCGTTATCTGCATATCTTGTAGTCTTTTTGGTATCTCTCCAAATCCTATGATATCTGCAATATCGCTCTTTTTCCCAAGTGTAAGGGGAGTGAATGCTCCTCTTGAGCTTGTCCCAATTACTAGAGCCACTGCTCCACTATTTGGAGCGAGCCCACTTGTGTACCATCTGTAATCTGTTCGTTTACTGAACTCCATGCCATAATATACCTCTCTTATAGAGACAAGATGTCTCGTACCCCACGGGGGTATTTAATTTATAATTTTTCACACAGAATGTGTAAAGAAAAAGTACTTCCTTATTTCTTATTCATATCAAATGAAATTTGTTTGATTTTATCTTTTATCTCTTTGCTCTCTCGAATTGCATAAAGAATATTAATTGAGATTAATGCTCCATGTGGATCTAATTCTCCCTTAGTCAAAAAATATTCTATTTGCTGAGGCTCTATATCAACCACACCCTCTCTTAAAGCAATTTGCTTGGGAAAGCCAATTAATATCTTATCAACAATATCCGATAATTCTTGCTTATCAATAAATGATAAATGAATTGCAATCGGCTGTAACACATTATATTTTCGTGTTACAATTATTGAGGATTCTCCTCCCTTAATAAAGTTATCTTTATGCCAAGCTGAAGTAATACTACTTGGCTCTGGCATGATACTAATTCATGGAGGAATATCATAAGAATTAATATCCTGCTCCTCTGTATAAATAATTCGCTCTGGAAGATCTGTTGCGATTTGTATTATCTTTTTAAGAGCGTACTGAATTTCTGCTATCATAAAGCCCTCAGATGGTTTCTAATTTAACTTTTTTATAATATATTTCTCAATTTGCTGAGATAATATCTTTTTATCGTCTTTTGTAATTCCTAAAAATGGACGAGCCGTAATATTCTTCTTTGTACTTCCATATTGTAAAGGAGCAGAATACCCTGCCTTATTATCAATAATCAAAAAGCCCTTTCGCCAATCCTTAAGTGAGTATCCCATGCTTCTTAGGAGATTCCCTGTATCATACATCAATTTATCTCTACCCAAAACAACGGATCTTACAGAGTCTTTCCACGCTTCCCCCTTTGGAGTTACCTTTGTTTTCCTAATCCTATTCTCAGCTTGTCTCATAAGCCAATTACCCATTGCATGACCCACACTGATATCTAAGCCATTATAGGAATTAACTTTTTTTACAAGCTTCTCTAAATCTTTTTTATCAATTTCTAAAATAGGCATATGCTATCTTCTCTCAAATGGGCTTCTCGGAAAACGATATAAAACTCCAGAACCTTGAGAAGACACAGAAGTATTAGGATCATCTTTATTGACTAATTCACCAATATTGAGCTTTCCACTTGCTATCATCTCTAATTGTTTTAAGGCAGTATCTCGGTTTACTTTTATAGTATTATCTGCAGACTCTCCATTAAGCCCCTTACGAGATAAAAGCTGATAAAGCGAAAGTTTTACACAAATATCTCTTAGTGATAAAGGAATATTCTGTATTGGCAAGCTATATTTAGCAGAAAGATATAAATTCATCTCATCACTTGCACGAGCTATTGCAGAATTAATTGTTTTCTCTATTTCAGAATCAGTCGCACAACTGTCATCCTTTGCCCAAGACTCTACTGCATTCCTTTTACATGCCTCAAATAGATCTTCTCTTTCACAATACGCCATTCTCTTCTCCAATATAAATTCTAAAAATAGGCTAAAAACACTATTAAAATGTCATTTACAGACCATTTTTAGATTGTTTTTATACTTGAAAAATATCAGCTAATTCTCCAATAGCTCCAATTTCAAGAAGCCTTTCAAAGTCATTGCCAAAGTCTTGAGGCTCTACTTGACTATTAGCCTTATATCGAGTGCCTCCACATAGAATCTCCCAAACAGCAATATAGACAACCTTCTTTTCAGAAGAATTCTCCTCTGTGTTAGGGGAATTAGTAGTATTATTCGAAGTATCTATAGTTTTACCAGTGACTTTTTCATAGAAACGATTGGTTTTACCAGCTCCACCTGTTACATATTCAGGATTATCATACAAATAACAAAGTTCCTCGATCCCTTTAATAACAAGCATTTCTTCCAATAATTCAGGCTTACTTTTGTAAGCATCTCTAAGAGCTTTTTCTGTTACTGCCATTTTATATTATCTCCTAGCCACACGATGTGGCGTATAATTTATCGCACAGGAGGTGCGTGTAGATAAATTATTAATATACCCCCCACAGGGGTATTCTATTTACCCAGTAATGACAAGGATGTCAAAGAAAGCTGGGTATTTAATTATTTAAATCACCCCTTTAAACAAGAACCCTGCGTTATAGTTAGCCACAGTCCAACCGAGTCTTTCATCAACGGCAGTAACATCACTTGTAGTTCTATCATCATAATAGTCTCGTAACTCGGCGTAACCAAGAGGAGCTCGTACTGTGATACCGAAAGTAGCTGTTTCTAAAGTGTCAATCCGTTTTGGAATATAAGCCAATACAACATTAGCACCCCAAGAGAAAGTAAGAGAATTGTTTTCTTGATACATATTATCAGCAATCACCACTTTTTCCACAGCAATAATTTTTGCAAAGTCTTCTGGAGTGATCCCACTACGAAGAGTAGTAGTAGGCAAGCATTCTACAAGATTCTTCTTGTATCTCAATTTTTGCCACACCACATCAGAAATAACAATTTTATTAGGGTATAGACCCGTAGCTTTTTTAATCTTCATACGAGCATCTTGGATTTGTGAAATAGGGTCAGAGTTTTCATGACTCCATAAATCCGTACCACTAACCGTTTGTACATGAGAACCATATTTAGAGGCATCTAAAATACTAGTAATTTGTGTGTTTTCAATAGAATTCATCATTTTGTCGTATGCATTTCTAAGCCGAGCTTCTCTTTTTAATAAAGAGGCTTGCACCACATCAATAGCACCGACAACTTCAGCTCTATCTACGGCAGACTCTACAGTAAACCTATCAATAGCTACATTTACAAAGCCTTCAATATTATTAGCCGTTCTTTTAGCTTCTGAACCATAAGCTCGTCGGAAGTCTTCTATTTTTAAGTGGTCAGATCCGATTTTAATAATTTTATAAGACTCTCGTGCAACTTCTGTCTCGTATAAAGGCATAAGCTCAAAAGCAAACCGACTTTGTCTTGGATAAGACATTGCGAGTCTCTCTAAAATTACAGGAAAACTTCCTGTACTATCCATATGTGTTGGCATAATTACCTCTCTCTACTTATTTACTTAATTAATACTTTAACTAAGTTATTTTCAACACCAAGAGCAAAAACTCCTGTGTTATCCGCACTTTTTACAGCACGACCTTCGTTGTCTCCGATTACTAGATCCCCTGCAGTAATTGTTTGTCCACTCGCTATCTCCACATCAGCTTCACCGACTGTAATAATAGAAGCAAGTTTTCCTTTTTCACAGGGAGATACCACCACACCACTAAATCCACCAAGCCTCCCTAAAGGATCTACAAAACGATTAGCAGGAATGCCCGTTTGTGCAATAGCCGTTCTTTTCCAGATATCAATATAACTCATATAACCTCTCTCTCTAATTATTATTTATTTGCATATAATATTTTATATGCTTAGCTGGATAAGAAAATTTATTCATGCATAGCACTCTTAATTTTCTAGATCACACACATCTATATAACTCATATAATCTCTCTCACTTATTATTTATTTTTAGAAAGATTGATCTTAGCCTGCTTAAAAGCATCACTACGACCAACGCCATCTTTTTCTAATTTAGCGACTTCATCAGCAAATTCAGCTGTATCTTCGATAGGCTTATCACCCTCAGAGAAGTCAGCAACCCCATTTCCTTGAGAGGGGATCTGATTACCAAAACGATGATTCGTTTTTTGCTTGCTATTATCTGGAATGAATTCACTAAAGCTAGCTACTGCTTCTTTAGCCTCAATACCTGTTTCTGCGAGTTTGGTAGCTTTCTCTTCAAGACTTTTTACTGTCTTTTCATCAAGATTCTTCTCTTTAGCTACTTTCTCCACTTCAGCTTTCACCTGCACAGAAACTTCTTTTTTGTTTGCTTCATCTTGCAAACGCTTAGTTTCTTCTTGAGACTTTTTGAGTTGTGTTTCCAACTCTTTTTCTCTTTCTGTCATGTTTTCTCCTAGCACCATGGATGGTGCGTATGCAGATTCGGACAGGATGTCCGTAGAATCTGTATCTTTATTGTTTTTAATAGAATTATTATTTTCAATAGAATTATTGTTTTTATCAAAATTATTTTCGCTTGAGAAATTAGCAGAGCTAACGATCTTTTTCACTTCAGCAAATATCTCTTCTCTTTGCTTTTTGAGAGCTTTTGCCAATAAGCCTGTAATCATCTTTTCTAAAATATTCTCTTTAGGAAGAATATCTTCATAAGCAGAAAAACAAGAAATACTATCTTCATCTTCAGAAAATGCCAACGCCTCTTGTAAAGTCCCAAGCTCTGGAATAGCTGGTCTACTTGCTCCCAAAGCCCCAATATGCCGAAGGCAATATTTTCCTTTGCTTGGATTACTATCCGATAATGGCATAAAAAAGCTTGCTGAAATGTTTTTAAAAGCATTCTTTTCGACTTCTTCTGCAAATTCAGGAGACACTCTTGAGAAACTAGCTAATAGCTTATCTCCCTCAATTTTTAGCTTTTCTACCCAGCCCATAGCAGGAGCGTCATTAGTAGGATGCCCCTTAACTAAGGGTGCAGAATTCGGTATATGCGTTTCTGCTAGCTCTTTTAATACCTGTGGTGTAATATCATAATTCCTACCACTGGCATCCTTATATCGTCCTACCTTCAATATGGGTATCATTCTCGCCATAAAAACTCCTAGCACCAAGGATGGTGCATATATTTTTATTTCTATTGATAATAACAATTTATACTAATTTATCATCATTATATTTATTAGTTGCTCTATTATTTTTTAGTGCTATAATTAGGTATGCAGTAGTATTAATATTAACCCCAATCCTAAGATCCTCTGTTTTATGTTTATCATAGCAGGGGATCGCTTAAAATGTTTTTTGTAATTATATTAAAAACACTTGACATATTTACAAAAATAGACGATACTTACTTTAGACAGTTGATAGATTCGTCTATCAATATAATACCGATGCCTTTAAGGTAGGTAGTTAATTTAACATCGTGTTATTAACTACACTACGGACATCCGTGTCCTTGGCAACATTCCCAAAGGGAAGCAATTGTGATAATCCAACTTAGTGGATCTATAATCCTATACTAAAGTTGGTGGGTCGCTATTTTATAGAAATAGTTTGTACCTTGTGAAGCAATAGCTTCCTTTTTTTTATTTAATTATTATTCCTGTTCGAGAAAGGATTTCTCTTTCACCTCTCACAGGATAAATTGTGGTAATGACTGGGAAGGCGTTCTTTGGCCCTTTAGGGTACTCAGCAATCACCATTACAGGAGTGTTCACTCCATGTAATTTCACATTTTTAATATACTTCCTCGAAAACACTAATTTCTTATTTCCCTTGTATCTCTCAACATCCTCGACGATAGTACCAGTTGAGATAATATCTTTTATTACATCTACAATAGGGGCTCTTTGTCTCCATTTTACTTCATCAAAGATTCTCTTCCTATTTTTTTCTGTAGTAGCAATATGCTCAATAATATAATCAATATCGCCACCTACCACATTGCCTTTCTTATCAAGAAAAGTCTCCAAAGCTCCAATATCTCTTTTTAAGGTGTCTTTTGCCTTCTTGAGTCCATCTTTTACATCTGCATAATCCGTCCCTGCAGAAATAACATTTTTGTCTTTATTCCAAGATTTGAGAGGAACTTCACTCTCAAAAAATGATGTTCTTGTAGGTATTTTAGATAGGGTTACAGACATATTCGCAATCCTGTTTTTAATCCAAGATCCCATATCTCCGACATTGTTGTTAAAACCAATATCTGGACGAACATCTTTATTCTTATCTATTGCTAAATTATTAGGCTTTCCAGTTGCAACACTGACAACACAACGACATCTAAAACCATTAGGAGGATAAAAAGACTTCCAAAAAGGATCGTCAAATCTTCGTACTGTCCCATTTAATACAGCGTGGCTATCTCGTACCCTGTTATCTCCAATTGTCACATACTCCCAATTAGGGAAAATATCTGTTGCCTGCATAAGCCCTTGATATCTGCCATAGGCATACGCACTATTCATATTTTGTGTATAAACAAGGTCTAACTGTCTATCTGACACATCTTGAAGCTCTTGAATAAACTTGCCATTACGAAGCTCTTTCTTAAATTTTGTAAAACTCATCCCACCATCATAGGGCTTTAATAAGCTTATCCGAAACATCAAAAAGAACATCTTCTCTTAGTATCCCCTTTACAGTAAAGGCGTATTGTTTCATCTCTTGACTTGCTTGCAAAAACATATCGTGGGGCAGATTAAATCTAGCCTCAAAATATTCTCTAGCCTCTTCAAATGTGCTAAACAAGACTGCGTCTTGGCTTCCAAAGGAGGCACTTCCTAAAGAGGCTACTTCGTCTTTTACTTGGGAACGACCTATCAGCATGCTATTAAATAATTTTAAGGCAAACTCTTCCGAGTCTATTTCAAAATTATTCCCCATCTGCAAGACATCTGCAATCCCATCTTGCCAATAATCTGCTTTTTCTAGTGTTTCCAACATCTTTTTACGGAGTTTTGAAAACTGCTTTTTAAGCCCTTTACTACCACCCTCTATTAATTTATCCACATCTCCAAAATACTCATCACTAAGCTTATATCCCTTTTTTCTAGGACTCCCCTCTGCAAACTCCATAGGAGCTTCTCGTTTTGTAGGAATCCTGCTACGCTCTAGTGGAAGGCGACGAAGATCGCACTCATCAAGCCTATAAGCCTTACGCATATATTCTTCGCTCAATTCAAAACCCATCGCTACAATCATTTTATCTCTTTCTATCTTTTGCTTTTCATCTTCTCGTTCTGGAACCCACATAAACTTAGGAATATCACTGAAACCATTCACTAAGCATAAATGCTTAATTAATCTATTGATTGTTTCTGTAATCAAGGTCTTGTCATCTTGCGTGATATCCTGTCTCACAATAGACAACGCCTCATCATTACCAAGCTTTCCAGCTTGTGCATCCAAAGCACTTGCATGCCCTAAAATCAGTTTACTGATCTGCTGTGTACACACTTCATAAAAGCTCTTAAATAGTAATGCCGAAGCATTTTTATTTGTATTTAGCACTTCTAAAGATTGCGTATTTTCTAGTACAATCCCACCACTAGAACGAAAATCAGTAATCGCTTGCATAAGTCCTTGTTTCTCTGATTCACTGACCATATCTGCTTTAGCAATTAAACTATCATCGCCAAATCTATCAATGAAGCTTGACCACATGTGGAGATTGCCTTTAATAAGCGTAGCACTCCAAAACACTCGTGCAAGCTGACTTTCTCCATAAGGATTAATAAAACTTGGTCGATATTGTACCAGCTCACATTCTTTTTCTATATCCCCAATACTCACATTTAAGGGGCTAAGATCTTGAAAACTATCTGCAGGAAGTAATTCTCCCTGTCCAGAAAAACTAAACCAATCACTGGGAAGAGAATTTATTTTCGTATAAATCCACTTGCCATTTATCTTTTCCATAGGATGTTGCAAAACCGTAAAACCAAACCAAATCGCATTAAAGATCTCTCTAAAACTATGATTAATCTTGATCTCTTCAAGATTCTCCCTCACAAACTCCACAATAGTATCATTATCACCAATAATCTGCCACTCATCACCAACAACAGCACTCTCTCGTGCAAGTATAGCACTCTGCACTTCTGCAGAATATGCAATATCCCTTAAAGCTGTGTGTTCATTAACTCCGTATTGTCTGAAAAAGCTTGCTGTAGGATTAGGAAGTTTTGACCAAAATTGCAATAACTTTCTCGTTGTCATTCTCTCTATTTGTGTTGGCTTTCTCATTTTCTATCCTATTTCAAATTCTTAAAGAATCCTGCTTCACTCATCTTTTTCGCTTGCTGGATAAGAAACTCTAATCGTTAACTCTCTCTTAAAGAATCCTGCTTCACTCATCTTTTCGCTCGCTGGATAAGAAACTCTAATCGTTCTGAATTTCTTAAAAATAAGAAATTCATGACTCAAGACTTTCTAAGAACATCATTTTATAACCATTTTACTTTATTTTAATAAATTTCTTCCGTATCATTTTCCACAATATAATATTCTTATCCTATACAGCTCTTAAAAGCCCTAGATATTTTTATCATATTTTTACCATCTTTTCCGAAATCCAAAGGGATTTCTTGCCATTTTAGGAAGAAGAGAAAAACCTCCACCACCGCTTTTCCCAGTCTTCCCATCTAATAACTTAACAGCACTCGCCAAAGCATCAGGTGCATCATCATGCACAGCACTACTCGGAAAGAAGAGCAATTGCTCTATTAAGAGTTTTCCTGCAGAGCTTCTTCTAAATTCAGGATCAAAGGTCATTCGACCTGTTTCAAAAAAAGAAACTAGTTGGCTTATACGGTATTCCTTTTTGAGCGTGTTTTTCATGCTATATAAAGGCAAATGTATTTGCTCTTCTTTCGCGAATCTATCCAATTCCTTCAATAAAATACATCTGAAAACCATTAGCCTCTACGCCAACACTCAATATCTGTCTTTGGTATTTCTTATAAATCTCTAAAACTTCTTTAAAAAACTTATTATCTGATCCTTGCACCATCGAGCCATCTACAATATGGTAGCCCTCATTATCTTTAGCTACAAGCACGCAAGCTTTATAATCGTTTTGCTTAACTCCGTCCGTACTCGGATCAATAAACATCACCATAGGCAAAGCATTCGCTTTGTTTCTCATATCCTTATCAATGATATAGGACTCCTTGAATAAAGCACTGTCCTCATCACTCGGCATGTTCTGATACTCTGCATTAAAAGCACTCATACCTATCATTCTCTTTTGCTCAAGTAAAAATGCTAGGGGAAATCTTTCTTCCCATAAGGAGCATTCTCCTCCCTCAAAAGTTGGAGTGATTGCCCTGTAAATTCTCCTCGTCCACAAGCTCCATGGCTCGTCTTCACTTAGTAAAATAGTACCTGCAACAGACCGTTTTCTTAAAATTGTACCCACTAAAATAAACTTTCCCTTTGGAGTAAGAGAAGGAATTAATCCCCTTGTAATAGCTTCCAAAGTTTTATTAACCACAGCAGGGCTTGTAGCCTCGCTGTCCTTTTCTATATCATCAAGAATTATTAAGTCTGGACGATGTTGTCTACTTCTGAACCCACGAACAGCAGTATTCCTACCCCTTGCTAAGATCCTAGTTTTGTTAACAATAAAGTCTCCAGCTTCTCCAATCCCAAACATTAGCTGACCAAAATCTTCTAATATCCGTCTATTATCTGTAAATTCCAATCTAATGAAATCTGATAAATCTTCTGCCAATGTATCCGTAGCCGATACAAGCATAATGAACTTCATCTTCTCAAATACTGCACACCACACAGGATACGCAAAACTTACCAATGTGCTTTTTGAAAATCCTCTAGGAGCACATAAACTTATTCTTGTCGCCTTGCTTTCTAATAACTCTATGATTTCCTTATGAAAGGCAGGACTCTGCTCACCTGCATAGTGAGGAAGATAATGCTCAAAAAAGTACCAAAAGTTCTCCTTTGCTCTTTCTATTCTCTCCCTACGATTAGTACCACCAACTGGCTTTGTCTGTGTTTCAAAAAGCTCCAAAACTTCTGGTATACTCTTTCTATACTCGTTTCTTGTTACTTTCCGTGCCATTTTTTATCCTAGCCACAGGATGTGGCATATAATTTTTTGTATATGATGTACATAAAAAGGGAGTATAAAGTGCCAAAACGCAGTTTTATCTGTTGATATATCTCATAAAGGAAGAAGTGATTTCCTTAACAGTTTCCACATCGTCTGGAAAGCTTTCTTTAACAAACATCGCAAACGCTTCCATCACTCTAATCGTTTCTCCGAGCTTATCAATACTTCCATCATATTTCTTTTTCATAGAAATAAAGCTGTCTAATCTTTTAAGAGCCTCTAAATTGCTATCTCTGGACACTTCGTCCATAGATAGGCGTATTTGCTCTTCCAACCATGAAGATACAGACTTGTGATTCTCTTCTGCTTTCTTCTTTTTATCTTCCCAATCTAATGGCGTGTCTTCGCAGTCTATTTTCCAAGTGCTTACTGTTTGTTCTGACACACCAATAATCTTAGCAATCTCTTTTTGTGTCTTTCCCACTTCATACAAACCGATCGCCTTATGTAAATTGTCTTCTCTTTTTCCCATTATTTTATGAACCTCATTAAATATCCAATAGCCGTCGCAATAACAGAACTAATAGCCAATGCTTGATACACAAATTTAGTATTTGCACGAATTCTTAATTCATGATCTCCTAACTTTTCTTCACAAGCCTTTATCTTGTCTTCAAATCGTAAAACCGTAAGCTCACAAAATGTCTTAATAGCTAAAGACATCTCTCTAATAGCCATCGTGTTTTCATTGGTGGACTTACTAAGAGCCTTCATATCTTGCTTGATCTCTTGCTCAAACTTGTTTAATCTGCTTTCTACATCTGACATCTTATTTCCTAGTTATTTCATTATTTTCATGATAGAATATAGAAAATCTCTTTGCTGTCTTTAGACGACTTTCCTCTATTACTATGTATATATTATAAAGCAAGAGTTCTTGGAAAAACCTACAAACACTTCAATTTGTTTGTTTTTTAGCAATTGTTTTTTATAGACAGGTATCTAGTACATGTGTAAGTAAAGCAATTATAGAGTTAAAAAGAAAAAACCACCTAGCTAATTAGGTGGTTTTTTCTTTTATTTCTCTTTAGGAACAAAATGGTGCTCTGATATAGGGGTTTTTATAATTGTTTTATCATGTTTATTCTTCTTAAAGAACCAATATATTACTAATAATATACCGTATATAATATATTTATATAGTTGTGGCACTATAGTAATTGAGATTAAAATGATTATAAATATACTTATACTAATATATATAATATAGTTTTTATTTTTGTCACTTTGTTCACTTTTATCTAATTTTTGTTGGTATTCCTCTTTCTGCTCATCTAATTTTCGCTGAGATTCCTCTTTCTGTTTTTTGATACGTATACTAGCTTTTTCTTGCAATTCAAGTTTTAAGTCTTTGTGTTTAGAAGTATTTATATCATGTTGCCCAATAGGTGTGCTAAGTTTATAGCTCATCTCTACCTTTTCTTCTTCTGAAATTTTAGCATTTTTAAAAAAATCACTGAGAGTACTAATAGCTCTATCATTAAGTTCATTTTGTGCATAACATTCTAATATTATTGCTTCTGAAAGCTCTTCTGTAATATAAGTCAGATTATCCACACATTTATCCAATAATAATAATGTTGAGAAAGGATATACCCACATAACGGAAGTCCAAATATAACTTTTATTTATTTCTTAAAAGTTAAAGAAATGCTTTTTGCATATGTGAGAAATATTTCTTTATAACCATACATACTTTTACCATAGTCCTTAGAATAATATGCTGAAAAATATCTCACTATTTTATATGCATGCTCAGTATAAATAGGTTTTAACTCTTTCTGATGTAAAAACGCATTTTCATCATTTGAAAATCTATTTAATGATTCCGCACTTTTCTGACGAGATGAATATATCATTTTATATAATTTATCATCTTTATTCACAGGCATATTCCTCAGTGAAGATTCGTTAATTTTAATATTCATCTTTTGTAAAGTCATACATAAACTTGTAAAATTATCTATATCAGAGAGTTTTGTTTTTTCATTATACTGTATGTAATAAAATAAACTATTGAAGTTAGGTCTACTATATGACATTATCTTTTTATATGAGGAAATTGTTTCTAATAAAGCTTGCAATGAAATATCAAAAATATAAATTTCAAAATTCAACTGTATGAGTGTATCAAAAATAGCCTTTGTACTTTGATATTGGTATTGATTGCACCAACCTAAAAGTCTTCCTAAAAATATATTATCAATATAAATTTTAGGAGATGAGGATGCGGAATTAGATTTATTTTGAGAAGATATAGGTCTAATAAAAGAAATTAAAACTGCTATACCTTGTGAGAGACTTAGAAGTTGATTTAGAAATTGATTTTTTTGCTGATGTATATTAATATAATCGCCCAGAATACACTCTTAGGCTTGCTAACATTTTTCCAATAATCGCTATCTCCGAAAACTCCAACTGCTCTAGTGTAAGTTCTTCTGAAGTAAAGGCTGGGTTGTCTGAAAAAATAATAATATTACCGTTCATTTTTCGTTCTAATCTCTTTAATCTTAGTTCTCCAAACGCTCTAATTAGGTATATCTCCCCACTAACAATATTAATAGCTCCTGTATCAATAAAAACTGGTTCACCATTATGAAGAGTTGGCTCCATAGAATCTCCATACACCTCAACAATCGATAAATTTTTACTACCTGTATTATGAGGCAACATCAGTAAAGGGATTTCAATATAATTTTTAATATCTTCCATATAGTTAAGAACACCAGTTCCTGCAGAGGCTCGTACATCAATTATTGGTATTTTAGCCATATTTGTGGACTGGGGTTTTGTTTCTAAAGAAGCATCCTTATCTCTAAACATTTTCCCTTCGCCTGTTAAAAGCCAAAGCAAATCTATATCAATTTTATACAAATTTATAATTTTTTCAGGTGTTAATTTTGCTGAGTTGCTCTCAAATCTATGAAGATTACTATGTGCAATTCCTAAAATTGATGCCATTTTTGTTTGTGTATACCCAAGTTTAGAGCGTATTCCTATTAATCTAGCACCAATATTATTCATATTTTCTCCTTATTAAATGCATTTATCAATTTAATATAATTTCACTTGACAATATAATCAATATGATATATAATATTGATACAAACTGAATAATAAACACACGGAAAAAGAATAAGAGAAAGTCAGCCTCTAATTCAGACTGCAATAATAAATAAAGATATTAATAAACATCAACCGTGTGTAACTCAAGAACTAAGCAATAAAGGGACTGACTTCCCCGCTTAGGGCTTGAGTTTTTTTATAAATCAATATCGATTAAATATCGGTAGTAAAATAATAAAACTAAAATACGGAGGAATAATATGAATATTATTCAAAAAGAAAATATGTCCCTCATGCAAAGAGAAGATGGATTTATCAACGCTACAGCATTATGTAAAGGAGCTAATAAATTGATAGGACATTATCTTGAAAACTCAACTACAAAAGACTTTCTAAGCGAGCTTAGGCAGTCTATCGGAATTCCGATAGACTGCCTAATTGTTAAGTCAAATAAAGTTTCAAACTCTGAAAAAGGCACATATGTACACCCTAAAGTAGCAATTCATCTTGCACAGTGGCTTAGTCCTAAATTTGCTGTATTTGTTAGTGAAGTTATTTTTGACTATATAAATGGCGTACCTAGTGGAGAAGAGATTAAAAGAGCCTAGTTATTAATCCCATTAAAGCGGCTAAAAGACTACAAGAGATTAATGCAGAATGCCAAAAAATGGCTGAAGAAATGCTAGCTCTTACAGAAGAAGCCGTTATGATTAATGATGTTTTTGTTAGAGAGCTTACTCTTAGAAAGCTGGTATAGACAGATGAGTCATAAACAATATGTGTTACAAATAACTTGGCTAGATAGCGATAAAGTTCGCTATTTAGTTAAGCGAAAAGAAGGGACAGAAACTAGGAATACAGCAGTATGGACTACAGATGATCCTAGTGAAGCTAAGGTATTTAAAAAGAAAATTCCTCAATGGGAGTTAGATCATAAATACAATATATGTAGTAAAGCGACAGGAAGTCCTATCTTGAAACATCAACTCAAACTAGAGTTAAAAGAATTAGGAGTAATGGAATGAGTTCATTAATGAGAGAAAAGATAGAGAAGATTTTTGATAATAGGATTCTTCACCATGAGGACTGGGCAACAATATCAGAGAATAAAAAAAGCTCTCGTTCACGAATATGGTGGATAGCAAAAACTCAAGAGTTACAAGAAATAAAAGAGCTAATTCTTAGAGAGTTAGCATGAAGATCTTATGGAAAGATTGGGATGCACTGTTGGAACACTATTAATAAATAGTTAATAGTTTTAGGTTCAATTCCTAAAAGTGCGTAGTGATAACAAAATATAAAATAGGTATAAAAGCCCTATAAAATTGATATAAAAGAGGTCTTTTAGAAAAATGTTAAGTAGAAACACAATTGATAAGCTAAAAGGATTAGAAACCATATTAGAAATCTCATTAATAGACGAGCTTGTAACTCAAAATATTGTCAATGAGATTTTAGAAAGAACAGTAGAAATGAATGCAGAAAGTATCTTAGATCATACAGAAATTCACCATATATTTTCCACTGTCAAGAGCATTATTTTTGAGGAAGAACAATTTGCTAAACAGGTGCTCGGCAATTGTGTAGCTATGCTAGATCATATTAATAATACACAAAAGTTACTAAATGCGTTAAATAAGTAAAGTAGGATGAATGATATGTTTGTGAGTTATAATACTTCAATAAAAAGAGCAGAGCTTGAAGGAGTGATAGTCGGTGTCTATGAAGAGATATACACTACGCTTCCTGTTACATTTATAGAGTTTTTCGATTCACACGCAAATACATATTATTTATTAGTTCCTCGTGCTCATTTCCTTTATTATCAAGATAATTTGGTGCAGTATAAAAATAAAGTCTGTAAAGCCAGTATTTTAGGTATTACAATCAATAATATCACTCGCTGGAAGCTGGAGCAACTTTTATGAGTACAAGAGAAAGATACTTTACTTCGCAAGAGATAGCTAAAAAACTTAACATGACAGATAGGCATACTCGTAGAGTAGCAGAACAAGAAGGGTGGGACTATAAAGAAGTTAATAACAGGGGAGGCAAAGAAAAACGCTTTGCACTTTCCTTGCTTCCTGAATCTATAAAAACAAAGCTCATTTCTTCCACTTCTTTAGCAGTAAGAGAAGATACACCTATGAATAGGCTCACCCTAGAGTCATATAATAGAGAGATTGCAGAAGCTCGGCTCACAGCACTACAATTATTTCAAGAATTCCATAATAAACATGGAAAAAGCAAAGATAAGGCTCTTACAGATTTTGTGGCTTCTTGGTCAGAAGTAGCCTCAGAAAAAATGCTAGATGTTCTTCCATCTTTTAACAAGAGAACCATGTATAATTGGCAATCCCTGCATGAACAAGGTGGCGTTATTGCCCTTGCTCCAAATTATGGTAATAGACAAGGAGATACAAAACTTCCAGAACAATACCACGAACTCGTCCTCAAAGCATATTTAGACCAAAACAAACGCTTCGCTCGTAGTATTTATACGCATATCATTCACCAAGTCGCCCTTAGTAAACTGGGGCATGAGGCAGATTTTAGAGAGCTAGCAGAATATAAAAGAGAACTCAAAACAGAATTATCAGAATATATTGTTCTTAATTTTATTAAGAATCAAGCAAGTAAAGGGCTATGCTCCAAAGCACGAGGCGAGAAACTAGAAAGAGAAAAAGCACTTTCTTACATTGCAAGAGATCGTTCCAACCTCATTACCAACGATATTTGGGTATCGGATGGACATGATGCTAATACCTTCGTAATTGATGAATATGGCAAAGTATGTCGCCCTGTCATCGTCGCTTGGATGGATGAAAAGTCTCGTATGGTAACAGGCTGGGCTGTGGATACCACAGAAAATACAGATCTTATTATTACTTCTCTCTGCCACGCTGTGGAAAGAAGCGGTGTCCCTAAAATTGTCTATATAGATAATGGTAAAGCTTATATGAATAAGAGAACTTCTGAGAAGTTACAGCATGAACACAGATTAACCACTTATGCAATGCTTGGTTGTTCTGTTACAAATGCAAGACCCTATAATGCTCGAGAGAAAAGTATTGAGCGTTTATGGGGAACTTTAGATAATAATTTCTCTAAGTGGATCAGTGGATATGCAGGTAAAAATATATTGGCAAAGCCACAAAAAACAGAGCTAGCAATTAAAAATAGACAGTTATTATCCATTGAAATTTATAAACAATTCCTTGAAGAGTGGTTCAAAAAGTATAACACAGATGTCCACACAGGCGAGGGTATGAACAATCTCTCCCCTTATGAAGTGTGGCAAGCGTCGCTCGGCTCTACTGTTAAGCAAGCAGATACGGACACCCTTACTTATATGCGACTCGTATTCATTAACGAATTAAGAAGTGTCGCAGGTGGAGCAAGGGTACGCGTGCGGAACAATATCTATATGGCTTCAGAGCTATTTGATTATATAGGCGAAAAAGTTACGGTAGGCTTAGATCCTATGAATTTAGACCTTGCTTATATCTTTATTAAAGGTAAATTGCTATGTATCGCAGAAGCTGAAGTAAGGGCAGATTATACAAATACTCCTAAAACACAAAAAGCATATAGACAAGATGCCAAAATGAAAAGTGGTGTTAAGAAATTACATAAGAAAATTGTCGAAGCACAAAGCTACCATTCTCAAGTGATGCTCGCAGAATATGTAAAAGCAGAAGAATTAGCACAAAATGCTCTACTACCTATAGCAGAAAAGAAAAAGAAAGTCTTTGATATTTATGATTATGATTAGAAATTTTCAAGACATAGCTAGAAAGGAGCAAGTAATGAGATTAATTTTATCAATCCACGATAAGCATCTACAGAATATTATTAATGGGTCTAAAACTATTGAGCTAAGAAAAACATTTCCAAAAAATACCAGTCCAACAAGTGAATTCGAGATATATTTTTACAACACTAAGACTAAAAAGATTGAGGCTAAAATTAATACTAGATACAAGGCAGTGCCTAAGGTAAATATTTATTTAGGGTTGATTGGTCTACATAGCAAAGTTTCATTTGAAGAGATAATTGCATATTTCTCAAATTCAAAAGAATACACTTATTATTACTTCACGAGTAATATTTGCTTATTAGATATGCCCTTACCCAAAGAGAGAAAGGCACCCCAGTCTTGGTGTTATTATGAAACAATTTTTGAAAATAACAATTAAACAATATTAAAAATAATAGATAAAAGAGCGTACGGCTTTTATCTATTAGAAATAGACACTGCTCCTTACGACTTCCATGTCGTCGCAGTGTACGCCACATCGTGTGGCTAGGAGTTTATTAAATGAATAAAGAAAGAGTTGCAAAGATATTAGCATATCTTGAGGAGACAGGAGAGACACAAGCAAGCTTAGCTCATAGTGCCAATGTGTCTCCTACAGTTATCAACCAAATATTGAAGGACACTTACAAAGGAGATAGTGAATCCAATATCACGAAGATGCTGGATGTCATTAATGGAAGAAAAGAAAAAGCTTCTATACAATTTCAAGTGCCAGAGTTTATCAAAACTTCTATTGCTAAAAAGATTGTTAATGCTCTTCGCAGATCTACTAATATAGCCGTCCCAAGAATATTGGTATTGCATGGTGCTAGTGGTATCGGCAAGACAAAAACAGCTCAAGAGTTTCTTAAAAAAGATAGCACTACCACTCTTATTGAAATTCGCCCAGACTTCACTATTAAAGCCGTTTTACAGACTATCGCTCAAGAGATTGGCACATCTCCCACTGGTGCTAATTTTGATATCACTAATAGAATTATCGCTAAGCTTAAATATTCTAATAGAATGATCATTTTTGATGAAGCTGAATATCTCTCTGCTCGTAGTTTAGATATTATTAGAAGAATCCACGATCATGCACAGATTCCTATTGTACTCATGGGCATGCCTCATTTATATCAAAATATCGTTTCCCTCAGAAAAGGGTACGAGCAAATTGCAAACAGAATGGTTTCTTATCATCTTGGTAAGCCAGATAAAAAAGACCTTGAAGAAATAGTAGAAGCTTGTGTTCTCAATATTAATAAAAGCGTTTGCGATGCTCTTATCGAGTGTTCCAAAGGTACGATACGCACTCTTATCTTGTTAATGCAAGATCTAGTCAATCACTCTGCTATCACTGGGCAACCCTTCAGTGCTGACGATGTCCGAGCTTACAGTGCTAGTATGCATTAAGGAGTAATATAATGAGGCTTACAAAATATATTAGAAAGCACAATCCATTCTTACAATATTGCTTTCTTAGAAGAGCTAATAATAAGAAGCTTCTGAAGGTTCTTAAAAATAGAGGCTATCAGTTAGCAATTGAAGCAGAGCAAGGTATATACACTGATCTGATAAGAAAATATATAAGTTATCATTTCGAAGGAGAAATACTATGAAAATAAAAGAATTAATTAAACATTTAGAGGGGCAATTAGAAGAATGTGGGGATCTACCTGTAGGAATGGTTATTGATGGAGAATACTCTGACATTGTTGGTAGTTACACCTTTAATAAAAACGATAAGATCTGTTTACTAGATCTTAATAGGCTTGAGAAGTTTACAGAGCAGGAGTAATATAATGAAAATATCCATAGGACGAAGAGTTATCGCAAAGTTTAGAAAAGATCTAAATACTCATAATAAAAGTACAATAGACTGTCTTACCGAAGTAGTTAAAACCTTGAAAGAAAGCAGTAAACTAGCAAGATTGCAAGTATACACTATCCTTAAAATATCTAAACGACAGAATATCCATACAGTATTATTACTAATTATTATTGGTTTGCTAATAATAATGATTTTGAAATAAGGAGTAATTAAAATGAACACAACAATAACACAAAATAAGGTAGATCTTATCGGTAAATTTAAGAAAATAGACGCTCTTAGATATAATACCACAGGCTATGCAGTAATGAATTTTGTTACTGTGATCCCAGAAGAAAAACAAAAAAGAGATACAGAGATTCCTTGTGTAATCTATGGAAAACTCGCTGAAGAAATAGATAAGAAAATCAAAACTGGAGCTATTAAAGATGGAGGCGATATCCAAGTAATTGGCAAGCTTCATATTGTCTTTATTAATAAATATCCTCATCTTGCTGTGCATGTGAAAACACTAGAATCTCAAGAGAACACTAATCTATTTGATACACCAATAGCAATAGAAATAGGAGGAAATTATGACTAAAGAAGAGATTGATAAAGTCAATAAAATTAAGGAGTAAAGAAAATGGCAAGTAAAAAGAAAGTTATCATTAAGAATCATGAAGAGTTTTTAGAAATATCTAAAAGACACTCGGACTTATCAAGAGAAGTGCAATTCGCTGAAACTTCTATGAACGAAGAAATAGACAAGATTAAAGAAAACTATTCCAAACAAATTAAGCCTCATAATTTAGAGCTTAAATCCACTGGAGTCTTGCTCGAACAATACGCTCTTGAGAATGCAGACTCCCTCACCACCAAGGATAAGCGAAGTTTCGAGACAGCCACAATGGTATTCTCATTCAAGAAAGGAAGAGTTATCACTTATCCCAAACTAGATAAGCTCATAGAGTTATTAAAGAAGTCCCCTTTCAAAAAGCTTATTGAAGTCATAGAAAAGATTGATAAGAATAAAATTAAGGACTTAGAAACAGAGGATATCAGAGGCATAGGACTCGCTGTTGAGGAGGATGTCGATCATCTTACCATGACAATAAAACCGAAGAAATTCAGTAAAAAAGGTTAAAAATATTTTTAATTTTCTTTACTTTTTATAAGTAAATATGGTATAATAATATTAGTCAGCCCCTAGAATAATAGTGGCTGGTTTTTTTATGAAAAATAAGAATCTTGCAAGAATTCATATTCTTAAAAGTCAACTTGGTT